GGCTGGTTTCCAAGATGTTTCCAAGGCGAAAGGTAACACCTCAAGACTAGACCAATCTGCTATATCTATAGTATGGGTGTCAGAAGAAGGTTGGTTTGTTGAGGATATTGTTTATGGTCGATGGACTTTAGATGAGACTGCAAATAAAATCTTTGATGTAGTCAAAACCTACAAGCCTATGTCCATTGGCATAGAAAAGGGAATATCTAAGCAAGCAGTAATGTCTCCCTTAATGGATAGAATGAAGCGTCAAAATACTTACTTCCGTGTAGAGGAGTTGACTCACGGAAACCAAAAGAAGACTGATAGAATCATGTGGGCCTTACAGGGTCGCTTTGAGCATGGACGTATAACTCTCAACACTAAGAAGAAGGAATGGCATAGTGTCTTCCTAGATCAATTATTCCAGTTCCCTGACCCTCTCACACACGATGACTTAATAGACTCTTTAGCCTATATAGATCAATTAGCTAAAGTTACTTATCTTGGTAACTTTGAAGAGTGGGATGACCACTTAACACTCGACTCAATTAGCGGATACTAACTTATGAGCATGCCAGACAACAACGAAAGTACAGACCCTATTATCATTGAACAAAACCTACAAGACTGGGTTATTACTAAGTGTGATGATTGGGGTGACTACTACGAGCAGAACTATGCTAAGAAGCATCAAGAATACTATCGCTTATGGCGTGGTATTTGGGCTGATGAAGATAAGACTCGCCAAGCAGAGCGTAGTCAGATCATTGCACCAGCACTTCAGCAGGCCGTAGAGTCTAACGTAGCTGAGATAGAAGAGGCTACCTTTGGACGTGGTGAGTTCTTTGACATTAAAGATGACATGGGTGACACTGAGACTGAGGACATTGGTTTCTTACGTAACAAGCTACATGAAGACTTTGCAAAAGCTAAAGTTCGTAGGGACATCAGCGAATGTCTTCTTAACTCTGCTGTGTTTGGTAGTGGTGTTGGTGAAGTAGTCTTAGAAGAAATTAATGAGATGAAGCCTGCGACTGAGCAAGTCATGGATGGAGCAATGGAAGCTGTAGGTGTAAACATAAGCAAACGAACTATTGTACGCTTACGTCCTATCTTACCACAGAACTTTCGTATTGACCCTACAGCAACTACAGTAGATGAAGCCTTAGGTTGTGCTATTGACGAGTTTGTTGGTACACATATTGTTGAACAACTACAAGAGTCTGGTGTCTATCGTGAAGGTGACATTGGTACAGCTAATGATGACTTTGATATTGAACCTGATCAAGACTTAGTTGTCTATCAAGATGACAAGACACGCTTAACTAAATACTACGGCCTTGTCCCTCGTCACCTTCTTGAAGAAGAGATGGAAGATGCTAGCTTAATTGCTGATGAAGACAAAGAAAGTTATTACATTGAAGCATGTGTCATCATTGCTAACAAAGGTACTATCCTCAAAGCTGAGCCTAGTCCTTTCATGATGCAAGATCGACCTGTTGTTGCATTTCCTTGGGATGTAGTACCTAGTCGTTTCTGGGGTCGTGGTGTATGTGAGAAAGGTTATAACAGCCAGAAGGCTCTAGATGCCGAGCTGAGGGCGCGTATAGACGCTCTGGCACTCACAGTACACCCTATGCTTGCTATGGACGCTACACGCATCCCTAGGGGCACTAAGCCAGAGATACGAGCAGGTAAACTACTGCTTACTAATGGTGACCCTCGTGAAATCATTAATCCATTCAACTTTGGTAATGTATCACAGATAACCTTTGCACAAGCACAAGCACTACAGACAATGGTACAGCAATCTACTGGCGCTGTTGACTCCTCAGGAGTTGGTGGTCAGATCAATGGTGAAGCTACAGCCGCTGGCATCTCTATGTCACTAGGCGCTATCATTAAACGTCATAAGCGTACCTTAATTAACTTTCAAGAGTCTTTCTTAATACCTTTCGTATCTAAGGCAGCTTGGCGTTATATGCAGTATGAGCCTGAGTGATATCCAGTGTCAGACTATAAGTTTAATGCTACGTCTACACTGGGAATTGTTGCTAGAGAGTACGAAGTTTCTCAACTTGTACAATTATTACAAACTATGGGCAAGGAGACACCTTACTACCCTATCATGCTCAAGTCTATTGTAGACAACATGAATGTTTCAAACCGTGAAGAGATTATTGGACTTATCGAAAAGGCCTCACAGCCTGACCCTGAAGCTCAGAAAGCTCAACAGGCAGCCCAACAGTCAGAACTCGCATTCCAAGCCTCACAAACTGCTGCACTTAATATGCAGGCAGAAGAGTCTAAGATGAGGGCACACAAGCTACATGAGGAAGCTTTAGTAGTACCTAAAGAACTACAAATTGCTCACATGAAAGCTGTGACCACTAATTTACAAGCAGGAGATAGTGATGATAAAGAGTTTGAAAGACGTATGCGTGTCTCTGAGGGGCTATTAAAGGAGCGTGAGGTAGATTTAAAAGAACGTATAGCTACGCAACCCCCAGCGCCAAACGTGGCTGAGAATGCCTTAATGGAGCGCCTAGCGCCTACTGTAGCCGAGGGGACACCTGAGGGGTCTGAATGATAAGCTCAGACATTAAACTGTTAGCTGTCTATGACAAACTTGAGAAGCAGATTAAAGCCCTACAACTCAAGCATGGCGTAGATGGTGCCGCAGGTGCTGATGGTGTCTCAATCAAAGGCGACCAAGGTGACCGAGGCCACGATGGTGTAGGTCACGATGGTAAGCAAGGTGCTAAAGGTGTCAAAGGTAATGATGGTGCCGAGGGTTCTGATGGAGTATCAATAACTGATGCTTCCATTGACTTTGATAACCACTTAGTTATTAAGTTATCTGATGGCACTGAGATAGACGCTGGTGAGCTACAAGGCGGATTAGGTGGTGATAAGTATTACCGCAGCGGAAGCACTGTTAACATAGATTCTAAGGGAGATGTACTTAACAACCCAGTATTTACTTATACTTTGGGGGTACTGACTCTTATAACCTATGGTGACGGAACAACAAAACAATTTACATATACAGATGGTGTTTTAACTCAAGTAGTTCAGACTTCTACTTCTGGAGTTATAACAACTAAGACTCTAACCTACTTAGCTGGTGTATTGGCTAGTATTAGTACAAGTTAACCTCAACACACAGGACTTATAACAATGGCATTAATTACTGATCCCGACCAGCTTACTCAAGGTACTGAAATAGTAATCAACACTACAGCTTTAACTATTCAACTGATAGTCACAGGTAACTTATCTAATGATGGAGTCACAGGGCAAGCCTTTTATTCATTTTTGAAAGAAGAATGGAATAGTGACTCATCGTTAATTCCTTATGATTTTCCAATGGTCTCAATAACACCTGAGCAGTTTGAATTTATTAAAGGTTGGAAGCCTGCTGATGACACTACGCGATTCTTACTACGGTTTGTAGGGTGGCGGGAGTTAGATACTGCTGCTAATTCAAATGCCCTTAACCAAGAGTTTATGAATGTAATTACTTTAGGTTCAGGTAGTAACACTATTGACTCAACCGACAGGGCTTATTATGCCTTTGCAGGTGACACAGCTAAAACAGACTTTTCTTTTAACGGCCCTGTTAACCAAGGTATTCAAACTATGGGTGATAGCACTCATGGTAATTTTGATAAAAGAGCCTTAGTTCTTTCCACGTTTATTCGGACACAGGGAAAAACTTATGGTGATTCTACATCCTCAAGTATTGGTTTGTCAGCTCTTAACTATATTGCTAACCGCTTTCCTTTATCTGAAAGTGCTAACAGTAAGATAGTTGATACTGACGCTACTATTTCTGCTAATGGTGCCCCTTACTCAGGCATGTCAATTACTTTCAGTTCAGAACAAAGGTTAATAGGTGGCGTAGGTTTTGATTTTGATATTATAATTAATGGTAACTCTGCCTCAGCAGAAAAAATATATTCTTTTGTACAGTATAAATTACGCCTTACAACAGACATCGATGCAAGTTCTTCAGGCCAAATCGGAAACCTTACTAGGCAGTTATTGAACTTTGTAGGCGATGAGCTTATTACAAGTAAGGGTGTCTACATAGATAACATTAATTTAGCAGACAATAATCGAATTACGTTTACAGATGTTGACGGTAATATTGGTAAGAACCCATTTATAGCAGCAGGTGTATTGGAGTTTAACCCTAACTGTGTATCCGATACTGACACAAAGTTCTTCATGTTCTTTAGTGATACATTTGGTACAACAGGCGCTACACTTGTCAAAGACGTTGACACTGCGAACATAACTGGAAGTGTTAGTGGTAATGCCGCTATTGGATTTACTTTCGATTATGATGGTAATGTCCAACAAGGACGAAGTATTACCCCTGCAGCAGATGTAGGTGTAACAGTAGTAGCTGTTGGTTTAAATGGGGCGCAGTACGTTACAGCAACAGCCACAATAGGCCGAGCATCAGGCCAGAAAATAAGCTTAGTAGCACCCTTAGAGCGTAATTACTCTAACCCTGCTTAAATATAAGATAACAGGAGAGAACATATGAGCTACACAGTCGATGTGAGCAACACACTAATTACTCTTGACCAAAACACGACAGAGAGTAACTTGTCAGGTTTAGTGGGCCTAACCGATGGGACAAACCCTATAGTAACGGTAGCTGGAGGTGATTTAAGCAGTAACGATGGTGAGGTTAAGGTCTATACAGTTAAGAATCCCTACCGAATTAGATTGTTTGGTTCATTAACCATTTCTCCTGAAACCGAAATGTTATTTATGGAGAACACTGTAGAAGTGTATAACTCTCCTGATTTCAACCCATCCGCCAATAGCACTCTGATTATCAATGGCAAATTTGTTGAATCTTGGGGTACATGGTATTCAAAAAACACTTGGATACGATTTAACCGAAAGGCAACGAGTAGCTTTGATACTCGCAAAGGCCTAATGGACTTTCATGCTAAGGCTACAGTTACGTGGGAAGGGGGTTTATCCGCAGGTTACGGTGTAATAGGCGTTCAAGGCTCAACTAGTGTAGGTCAGAATAAGCCAAAACTCCTTAGTAATGCCACTCATTCTGGCCTCCACACGAACATGTTCTCTATTCACAGGGCATCAGATATTACGTTTGATAACTTCTCTGTGATAGGTAATCGCTTTGTGGATAATAGAGAAAATGTGACTATAACCGATTACACATGTACTAACAGTCTGCTAGAAGGGGGTAGTGGTCAAACGTACATAAATTATGAGGGTAATACGGATGCTGTTAGTTGGAATCGAAAAGAGGCCATTAGGACGTTTACAAACTCAAAAGCAGGCATGGCTTTAAATATAACCCCTTGGTATGCAAACGCAAACCAGCGAGGCGGTCAAACAACACTGCGTAAGAGTGGTATTGTAACGGTTGTTGATAAAGACAAGACTGCACTTTCTGGCGCTAAAGTATCCATCCGCACTTATGATGATGGCGGCAGACTTGATTGGACAACTCTTAATTATGGCACTGACAACGAGAATGCTAGGTACTTCGATCAAACATCAGTTGTTAATCTAACTGGCTCCTCTGATGCAAATGGTGAGTTCCCGTTTGACGCAATTATGAAGCAAGTCACTCAGAGAGCCACATTTACCGTAACTTTAACTAATGTAGCGGGTAACTTCTATAGGGACGATAATGTTGTATACACATCAGGCTCTACAAGCGCACCAGCAGTTGTTACTTATTATGACGGATTTACTAAAGAACTATATTTAAAACCCTCTACTAACAAATACGCTACTGCTGGCGGTACTGTCGTTAATCAAACACACTCAGGTTCAGGTACAATAGCCTCAGTAGCAAATAGCGATAATACCTTTGTGAGATATACTAAAGGTGCTTCTGATTCCGCACAGTTACAGGACTGCGTAACCATTAGTTATCTGCAAGGGGTATCAACAACTGAGTTAGATTATGATGGGAAGTTTGCATTAGAGACTAACGTATTTAAGTTACCAGACCCCTTCATTGAGAATCAGAACGCAACGCAGGTTGCTGCTTACACCACCCTAGAGACTACTAACAAAGTCTACGATGCTCTTTTGTTGTACTTATTCAATAACTGGCTTCAAGAAGATACGACCATCTGTACATTCAGCGGTGGCTTCCTAGACTTCGGAACTAACACTGTAGTTCTTAGTGCCACACAAGTAGCTCCTATCTCTAAGGTAGGCAGCACATACTCCCTAGGCATAGGTTCGGGAAGGTTTGTTGGTAATATCAAGGCTGCGAGTGTCACTTTAATTGATGGCGCAAGAACCGCTGGGATTATTGACTCTGGTGGCACCATAACATTACCATTGAGAGTTGTTACCTTAACAGGTCTACA